AATGAGTTTGCTTTATCTACTATCCAACCTAAAGGACCTGAGATCATAGAAGATAAACTATCTTTTGTTTTTTCTATATTTTTAGCTAAATTAGCTTCAGCATCTAATCTTTGTTGAGCTAAATCAACTGTTTCTCCTTGAGCTACACTTCTTTGTAATTCTTCAGCTTCAGCTGTTTTACCTGCTGCTTGAAGAGCTTTTACTTTTTCTATAATTCCTTTATTTCCTTTTTTCTCTAATTCTGCTAAAGCCTTTTGTTTTACTAAAGAATCAGCTAATTCATCTGCACTCATACCTAAAGCTTTAGCATAAGCTTCTTGCTGGATAGGCATCATCTTTTGGAATTTTTGCAGTCCATCAGGACCTAAATTCTTCATCATTTCTTCAGCAGCTGCCGCTGAATCACCTTGTAAAGCTAAATATCTTGCTTTTTCAAGATTTAAATCTTGTCCAGTTAATAATTCTGCTTCTAATTCTGCTGAAATAGAGTCTTCAAAATTTAATAAACCTTGAGATATTTTTTTAGTTTGTTCTAAACTCATACCAAGCCTTTGTGCTTGAGTAACGGCTTTAGCTAACAAATCAGGATTATTTTTATATTGAGCCGCTAATTGTCCTGATGTTTTTAATACTTCTTGGGTAATTTTCTTTTGACTTAAAGCACCTTTATTAGTTTTACCTATAGAGTTATATACATCTTCAGCTGATTTACCTGTTAGTTGTTCGTATTCTGCTATTTTAGCGGCTTCTCCAGCTGTTAAACCCGCTACTTCTTTTAATTTGGTTTGAGTTAATAATTGTTTTTGACTAAATTCAACAGAGGTTCCAAAAGCATCATTTAAATCTTTAAAAGAAGATAAATTATCTTTAGTGTTTGCTAAATTATCTCCAGAACTAGCAGCCATTGCTTCCATATGGTGAACCATATGGGCTGCTGTATCACTACTAACACCTAAGGTTTTAGATATATCCGCAGTTTCTTTACTAAAATGAGTACCTATTTCATACATTGTATGAAAAGCTTTTGCTGTAAGAGCTACTTGAACTAAAGGATCTGATAAACTTTCTTTAATACCTTTTCCTATACTAGTTAATCCTGCTCCTATAACTTTAAAACTGCTGCCTGATTTGGCTGCTTCTCGTAAATCTTTGTTTATATGTTCAAAAGCTTCAGACTCAATACCAATATGCTCTAAACTTTTAGTTATACCTTTAAATAATCCTCCAGTAACACCTAAAGTTTTTTGTATTTTTTCTTCGTTTTCTACTTCTTTTTCACTTAAAGAAACAATTTGTTTTAAATATGAATTTTTTAAATTTAAAGCAGAATTTATTTCTGAAGAATAGTTTTTTAATTTTTCATATTCTTCTGTTTCTTTTTTAGTAGCGTTACCTGATTTTAGTTTAGTTTCAAGTTCAGCCTTTTGGATTTTAGCTAAATCCCTAGCATTTTTTAATTGGTTGTATTCTTCTTGAGTTTGTTTAGATAAAGATTTAAGTTGTTTAACTGTTAATATCTCTTCATCTTTTTTATGATTACTTAATTTTTGAGCTATACCCTCTAGTTTACTGTAGGATTTATTTACTAAATTAATAGCGTTTTCTTGTCCTTTTAAATCAGCTAAAGTATTTTTAAGAGTTGATGATATGTTACCAAAAGTATCTTTTAAATCTTCAACTTCTTTTTTCATACGGGTGAGCACCTTTCTAGCTCCTTCCATACCTCCACCCGCAGCTTCAATTGCCGCGTTTAGATTTTTAAAAGATTCTCCCCCTAAAGATGTTATTTCTCTACGAAGTTCTTGGATTTGTTTTTTTAAATCTTGGATGTTATCAGCCATTCTAAAAAATTAGTTTATTATAAATATGAAAAGGCATCACTTTTTAGATGCCTTTGTAACATATGAAGGTACGTTTACTTTTGGTGAGTTAACAGCACCTGCTGATTTCATTGCTTTAATAGATTCTTCAACAGTATTTGTTTGAGAAGTACTATTTTTCTTTTCGTAATGTTCAAGAATTTTTTTATATGTAAATTGTCGTAACCAAACCGGCATATTATATACTGTGTTATAATCATAACCGCCTTGTCCGTAAAACAATATTTCGTGGATTTGGGTAAATAAACTACCCCTATAATCAGGCGTCAGGCCAAAAAAAGTTAACACCTATAGGTACAGTGATGTCCTCCTCAACACCACTATCAAAAGTATAAGTATACTTTAAATTAATGCCTGGGCTGATTGAGTTAAAGTGTTCTCTAAATGCTCTTGAATCTTTAGCTAGAAAACCATATTCAATAAATTCTCTAATAGTTTTAGGATTATAATCACCATTTACAGACAAAATAGTATGACGTAATCTTGTTGTTACTTCAGAATTACCTTTAGGATCAATTTTCTTTAAACCTTGGTTTTCTTTTTCAATCGCTTGCTCATCACCATGAGTTAATAATTTAAAAGTAATTACATTACCTGTATTAGGAAGTTTAAAAGAAAATTCATTTTTTCCTTTTTCTGTTAATGATTTTTCATTAAGTAATTTTTCTCCTAATAATGTTAAATCAACAGTAATAATTTCTTCATTATCGCTGTATTCTGGATAGTAAGTAAATGAATAGTCTTTACCGTAACCTAAAATACGAGCAGCTAACATAATAGCGTCTTTATCACCGATTAAAAGATCACTATAATCAAATTTAGTAATAAGCATAGATTGTAATAGCTTATCAATTACAATACCTTGTTTAATATAGTTTTGATTAGTTAAAATGTCTTCTTCTCTAGCAGTCATATATTTCATTTCAACTTTTCCAGATGCTAAAGGATGACCTTCGGGATACAGTAAGCCTTTTGAAGGCAATTCCACCATTTCTGTGGGGAATTTGAACTTATTTTCTTCCATAAATATTTTTTATAACTTTATTGTCCTATATAAATATATAAAAAAAAAAGAAGCTCGCAAAAAATGCGAGCTCTTTTATGATTTTTTTACTAATTAGAAATTCAATACACAATAATCAGGTTGAACAGTCATAGTGATATTTACTGCTGTATTTTCTGTATCCCAGTTATAATCACCAAAGTTTGCTTCAGTAATTAAAGCACCTTTAATAACCCACTCAGATACAATATCACCTACAGGACCTAATACATCAAAAGTTAAATCTTTCTTGTAAAAATCACTGTAACCATCACGACCAGTTACTGATTCGTGATGTAAACGTACCCATTCCATTACTGCTTCAGCGCCTGAAGGAGTAATAGGATCAAATAAGGTAAATTGAATAGGACCCCAAGTGGTTTTTCCTTTAACAAATCGTTGGATATTGATATGGTTCAAAGGAACAGTACCTTGGCTTACTGTTATAGCACCTACACCTTTAATTTCATAAGCAGGAATACCATCAATATACATAATAAAGCGGTTTGCCTGTTTTGGTTCAAAGGCGGTGAAAAATATTTCGTTTGGATTTAATACTGCCATTTTATTTATTTTGTTTTGTTATAAATATTCAATTTTTTAAAATTATGCTGGGAAAGTAACTCCGGTAGGTAAGATATTAAAATCCAAGTAAATGAATTCAGCAGTCTTAGTAGGTTGAATATAAATTTGACCTATTAATTGATTTCTGTCGATTACATCAGCTGTATTATTTGTATCATCCATTACCACTTTAAAAGCATATAATCCTTGACGTTGTTGTACTGATTCTAAGTATGGATTAACTTGGCTTAAGAAACTATTTCTAGTAGCTATTGTATTTTGTTCAAATACTAAATTTAAAGCAACTTGAGAAATATAAGACTTAAGTTCAATTAACAATCTACGAACATTTACACGATCTAAAGCAGAAGCTTTAGTTTGTAATGTTTTTTGTCCATAAACTACTACTCCTGTTCCAGGGAAAGAAGCAATTGGATTAACTTTACCATTATATAAAATATCTCTGTTTGCTTGAGATAATTTTTGTTCAGGACGAATTACTTGACTTAATCCACCTCTATTAATACCAGCAGGAGCAAACCAAGGTTCAGCAGCATTATCGTTAAAAGCATAAACACCTCCAATTACTGTTGAAGCAGGAACCCAAACGTTTTTACCTAAATCAGGATCTTGAACTTGAACCCAAGGCCAGTAAGAAGCAGCATACGAAGTATTACGAGTAGCAGCTTGAGCAACTACAGCAGCAGCTGTTGCTGTACCATAAGCTACAGGATCAAGAACATAAATATTATCTCCTCTGTTTTGGGTATTTGAAATGATTGAAGTACAAACTCCAGTATGTAATGAATCAATCAAACCAGGAGTTAACACTACTTTAAACTTATAATCATCAGTATTAGCTAACAAATTAACCATGTTAGCATAACTACCACTGCTTACACCTTGAGTGTTTGTAGCAGTGATTGTTTGATACATGTTAGCCGCACCAAAAGTTCCAATAGCACCACCGAATGATCCACTAGCAACTAAAGGAATTGAAGATGTAAATTGGTTTTTAGGAGTACCATTATTATCAAAATAATCAGGAGTTAATAAATTAACAGATTTAACTCGTACATAAGAAGAAGCATTAGGATAAGATCCAGATACTTCAACTTGGTTAGTAGTTGAATTATAATTTAAAGTATAATCACCAAGTATTTTAGAAATAAAATTAGGAGCTTTAGGATCTAATGATAAGTTAGTCCAAGTTTCTAATACTGTTTTAGCGTTAGTTAAATCATCTCCTCTTCTAATTAATAAATCAAAAGTACCTGAACTTGTACTAGAATTAACTACTTCCCATCTAATATTATCAGATGAACCGCTTGCTAATTGACCATTAGAACCTTCAGTAGAAGTACTATTCATAATAGTACCTTTAGAAATTGTTTCTAATACAATTGAAGGTTGAGTTGCTGCTAAATTTGAAGCTGAGATTGCTGAGCTTGATGCAAATGAGTAAGAACCTGTAACTACACGAGCTACTAATAAACTAGTTCCACCGTTAGCGAAATAGTTGTAAGCAGCTATTGAAGTAAAATATGTGTAAGCATCGCTTCCACTTACAAAAGTAGTTCCGAATTTGTTTTGATACTCGCTGTAAGAGGTAACCAATGTTGGAATTTCAACAGGACCTTTTACAGTTGGGCCTATAATTGCGGCTCCTACAGTTGCGGGTTGTGCTGTGATAAATGATTGGTCATTTTCTCTAGCAAGTACACCGGGTGATATTAATGTTTCTGCCATTTTTATGTTTTATTTAGAATTGTCTTATTATAAATATGTTAAAAGTTTTAAAAAATCAAGTTAATTTATAACAATTAAGTAAAAAACATTTATATACAAATAAATATTATTGTAAATAAACTACAATAAAATTAACATCATCATTTGTAGAAGCACCTATATCTTTAATAAGAAATGCACCTGAGCCAGGGGTTGCTTCTTGTACCATTAAAGCATTATTACCTGGTGATGTTGAACCTGATGCTTTAGTTGCTGTGACCCAATATTGTGTTTGGAAGGTTTTGCCACTTAAAATTGTAGGGTTGATAAGTGAAGAAACACCAGATGCCATTGTGATGGAACCAGCTAATAGACCTAATCCTCCAGGTAAAAAATTACCTCCTCCACCTTTTGGACTATAAACAGGAACACCTGTATTAATATATTGAGCTCCAGATGAAGTACCAGCTAATGAACCTGTAAAAGATCCAGTATAAGAAGAGGCAGTCACACTACCTGTAATTTTCATACTGCCTGTTAATACAAATGAACCTGATAATGTAACATCATATTGTACTAGGCCAGTGAATGCGTCTACTGATTGTGTAACGTGCCCTACTTGAATTGTAGCGCCTGTTGTTATGCCGGTTTTAGATAATACAGCCATTTGTTATAAATATTTACAAGAAATAAAAAAAGCACCCCATAAAGAGGTGCTTTAAAAATAATTTAAAATTTAAATTACATTGTAAAGGGAATAAATACTCCGTTTTCAATATCAATTTGACCTTCACCATATTTAGATTGAATTTCTACGGCAAAAGCATTTTGTTCTTCATTTGAAGAAGCAACGTCTTGTTTAATTTTGTCGCGAGTTAAATCTAAATTGATTTTTTGAATATCAATTTGACCTAAAATGTTAATAAGTTCTTGATTTTTTTGTTGAAATTCTTTTACTTTAGAAATTTCTTCGATTGTAAGTGTAACTTGATTTTCCATATGATTATAAATATATTAGTTATTTATTAAAATTCCAAATTAACATGTAAATGTATCTAAAATTTCTCCTGAGGTATTTACTTGTACTGCTATATCACCTCCGTTATTTATTTTCCACCACCCAAAAACACCATTAAACGGTATAGTTCCGGCTGAGTCAAAATAAATAAAATCACCTATTCCAGCGGTTCCTGTATACCAAATATCAATAGGCATAGGCATTGGTGGAGGTGTTGGTGGTGGTTGTGGGGGAGGATTACAAGCATCAGGTCCATTACCTGCGGGATAATAATTAGGATCATCATATAGAATTCCCTGTGTTAAAACTATACCTCCTCTAGAAGATGCTATTATACCTGTAAATGTTCTTGAAAACATATTATGCTAGATCTCCAAATACGTACCATTCATCAACTGCTCGTTTTACTAAAGTTGCAGCCGAATATTGACTTGCTAAATTTAATAACCCACCAGCACTTCTTAAAGTAACACCTCCAGCGGCTGCTATATTAGTAGGACCTGTGTTTTGTTGTACAACCATAAATTGAGTACCCACAGCTATAGGAACAGATGCGTTTGTTGGAACTGTAAGTGTGTTTGGAGCAGCACTATTCATTTCAATTAATTTATCAGCATCTGTTGATGCTAAAGTATAACTACCTCCTTGGTTATTAAAAGATATTACGGGGGAAGATGTTAAAACATTACCTGATGTATCAACAGATAAAACAGCTACTGCTGTACCGGGAAATGCTGATACACTGTTGTATCCGGGTAATGCCATTTGTAGGTTATGCATACTCCACCAAGCAACTTCTCCAGTACTTCCAGCATTTGTACCTTTTAGTATTCTTAATCTGTTTTGATATAGATCAATAAATGAAGCTGAAGTGTAAGTTCCTCCGGGAGCGCTAAATCCAATTTGTCCTCCTTCATTTGAAGTATCACGAGCTCCTAAAGTTAAAGTATTTTCATTGGGTCCTAATGAACCAGATCCTATAGTTAAACTTCCTGTAATTAATACTCTTTGATTTAATGTATTAACAAAAGATGCTGTACTAGCAAAAGATGCTGAAGTGACACTTCCTAATAGATTTTGTGCTGTTGTTGCAAATGAAGCAGTACCCGCAACGCTACCTGATAATGATCCTGTAAATGAAGTAGCTATTATACTACCTGATATTAATGTTGATCCTGATACAATCAGGCCTTTACGTGCTACGAATTCTCTTGCCATTTATTTTTTCCTTTCATTTTCCAGGATGTTTAATATAATGTAATAACTTGGTTTTAAATTTCCAAGTTATATTGTACGAACTAGTGTTCTAATTGTCCAAGTACCTGATGGAGATAATGCTAATAATCTAACGTTACCTGCATTTATATCTGCTGTTAAGATTACCATTGAAGTATTTCCAATATCTAAAGTAGATGTTTCAGTAAATTCAGCAGTAGTACCATTAGTAACTACCATTACTGTTCCTGCTCTCATATCTGTAGTACTTTGTTTAATAACGTAATCAAAGAACACCGCATCTACGTTAGTTGCTGAAACTGAAGCTACTTGGGTTAAGGTTGATATTGCTTGAGGACCAATCTGTTGTTTATCAATAATACTCTTTTGAACCCCAGAACCTGAAATTAATAAATCACCTGTAGTAACTATATTTCCAGTAAATGTTTTAACACCTGCTATAGATTGGTCTCCAGTTGTTCTTAATACTGTAGAGTCAACTGCAGCGGTTACACCTGTTGAACCATTATATGAAGTTCCACTTAATCCATCACCTATTGTTAATGTACCTAAATTATTACCTAGTGTAATACCTGAAATTGTGCTAGCTGCTAATTTTGAAACAGCAATTGCTGCTGAGTTGTTAATATCTGCGTTAACAATTACTCCTGAACCGATTGCTGCTACACCTGCTGATGTGATAGTAATATCACCACTTACAGTACTAAAGGCTGAACTTGAGAAATAAGCAGCCATTGAACCTGAATCAACAGTGAATGTTCTAGCGGCAGCACCTGTAAATGTTCCACCTGAAGCAAGACCTGATCCTGCTGTTAAAGCATTACCTACTTGAGTAGCAGTGGTAGCTGTTGTAGCATTACCTGATAATGCCGCTGTAATAGTACCCGCTGAAAAATTTCCAGAAGCATCACGTGCAACTACTTTAGAGGCTGTGTTAGCATCTGTAGCATCTACGGCAAATGTTCTAGCAGTAGCACCGGTATATGTTCCTCCAGAAGTTATATAAGAACCAGCAGTTAAAGCAGCTAAAGTACCCCCTAATGTTACACCAGATATTGTATTTGCTGCTAATTTAGAAACAGCAATTGCTGCTGCTGCATTAATATCAGCATCTACTATTACTCCGGACCCAATTGATGCTACACCAGCTGATGTAATACTAATATCACCACTTACTTGAGCAAATGTAGAACTAGAGTAAAAAGACAACATTGAACCGGAGTTAACATTTAGTTTTCCAGTAACAGGAGTTAATCCTTGTCCTGCTAATCCTGTTGCTAAATCGGTTTGAGTTGTGTAAACACTTGAACCACCACCATTTTGAGTATAATACCTAAAGTTGGCATCAGGAGTAGTACCAGGTGAAGTTGGGAATGAAGCAGCAACACCTGTAAGTGCTGAACCGTCTCCTTTAAATGAACCAGTAAATGAACCTGTTAATATTGTACCTGGAGTTGTAGAAGTTACAGCAGTTACTAAAATTGTTCCTGCTGAGAAGTTACCTGAAGCATCACGCGCAACAATTTTAGAAGCTGTGTTAGCATCTGTAGCGTCTACTGCAAATGTTCTTGCTGTAGAACCATTAAATGTACCTCCTGATGTTAAATAAGAACCAGCAGTTAATGCTGCTGTAGTTGCTAAAGCGGTAGTAGCATTTGAAGCCCAAGAAGCAGTACCTGTTAAAGCACCTACAAAGGTAGTAGATGTAACAGAAGATAAACCAGCAATAGTAGTTGCTGAGCTTCCTAAAGAAATAGCTGTTGAACCTACAGTAACTGAACTGTTTGCTAATTGAGCATTTAAAATACCAGCGGTAGCAGATAACTGAGTAGTTGTAATTCCTGATAATCTAGCTAATGGAACAGTACCTGAAGCTAAGTTATCAGCGTTTAAAGCAGTTAATGCAGTACCAGTACCTGTAAAAGATGAAGCTGAAACCGCACCTATAATTCCTAATGGTTTGTTAAATTCCATTCTAGAGCTACCATTACTCCAAGTAATAGAAGCAGCAGCACCTGAAATAAATAAACCACCACCATCAGCATCTGCTGAGGTTGTAGAACCAGAAGCAATAACAACTAATTTATCCTTAATAAAAATATCAGTAGTGTTAATAAACGTAGTAGTACCTGATACTGTAAGGTTACCTGTTACTGTTGTATTACCATTTACTGTTAAACCAGCAAAAGAAGGTGAACTTCCTGAGTTTACTGATTGGTTTATAGAAAAAGAAGAGTTTGAAAGAACACCATTAGCTCCTATACTTATTAAATTACCAGAACCGGCAGATAATCCTCTTACTGTTAAACTTCCTGATAAGTCTGAACTTCCTGAGACTACTAGACCTCTTCGAATTACATATTCATTAGCCATATTTTACTATTTGTTATAAATATGTGGCTTTAAAGTATCTTCGCAAGGGTTTTAATAACCCACATAGTAGGTCCTACAACATCTGCTATAATTTCTACGTTACTAGCTAAAATTCTACACTGTAAAATTACGTCTGTTGTATTACCTAAGTCTACAGTAGTAACTTCTGTAAAGTTAATATTAGAACCATCCCAAACGGCCATAATATTACCTACTCGATAATTTAAGTTGCTTTTTATTAAATATTCAAAATTCACTCCGTTACCATCAGTGATAGGAAAACTACCTATTACATTAGTTCCAGCACTTACTAAACTGTTTTCGTATGTTCTTATTTTAGCCGCATTAAGAGTAACATCTCCAGTTACTGTTAAACCAGATAAAGAGGCATTAGAGCCAGATATTATGACTTTTTTCCACGACGGCATATTTCTTATTATGGTTGGTTACTAGAATTGTCTAGTCCACTTCCCTTACGGGCCTATAATATAATCATAAATATTAGGAAATAGCAGATGTGCGTGATGTTTTTTTAGCTTCTTTTACTAAAAGGGCTTCTAATTGACGTTGTCTTTCTTCTTCTGCTTGAACTCGTTCTTGTTCTTGCATCTGAAGGTTCATCTGGATTTGAAAAGCGGCTTCATCTAATTTATTTTGTAAAGCTGCTACTAACCTAGCATTCCTTCCAGTAATAGAAACCACATCCACAGATTGTAGGATTATAGTGATTTCATCAAGTGTTAATTCTATTGGATATTGCATAATTATTTATCCAAAGATAAATACTGGTTTTGCAACTTCAAAACTAAATTATAAAGAGGTTCAATATTTTCTCCTTGAAATGTGGATTGTTTAACTAGATTAAGTAACAAAGCTATTTCTTCTTTAGTTAATTGGTTTGGATTCATATCAATTGTTAAAATTGGTTGTGGTTCTTGTGAAGAAGAAATTGTTTTGTTGCTAAAAAATGCCATAAAAAGTTAAAATATTAAGAATAAATATAAATATCTCCAGTACCAGAATCAACATGCATGTTACCAAATCCGTAAGTAGTACCACCCCATGTTGGGATTGGAGCAGGAGCACCTGCTGATTGTGAAACAGCTACCATATAAGCATCATGAGCTACAGTAGTTGCTGTTCCTGATACATTATAAGCAATACCGAATCGACCATATGAACCAGGAAGTGCTTCTAAATAAAATGCTGAACCAACACCTGAAGCACTATAGGCTAATACAATACCAGAGTCTTGTAGAGTTGTGGAACCACTGTTTAATAATACAAATTGGTCTTTAACATATAAGTTAGTACTGTTTACAAATGATGCTGTACCATTTACTGTTAAGTTACCGCCTACTGTTAAATTGTTAGTAACATTAGCTGCTGCTAATGTAGCTATTGTACCAATAGTTAAATTATCAAATCTAGCTGTTGGAGATACAATTTCACCAGCAATAGCTGCTGGAGCTACTACACTAGGTGTACCAATTGCTAAATAACCATTTTGCGCTTTAATATTACCCGCAGATGAAGTAATATCTTGGACAGCAGCTATGTATCCTGCAGAATTAATTCCACTAGAAGCAGTAATAAATGAACCTGATAATCCTGTCGCGTAAACAAAGTTTAAACCAGCTAAAGAAGTTGCTGTACCACCTAACGATATTGATGTATTACCAATAGTTACAGCACTGTTAGCTAAGTGACCATTTTGAATACTACTAGAATTAATTACAGCAGTAACTGATACACCTGAAGTAACTGTAAAGTCAATATAAGTACTATCTACAAATCTACCAGCTTCAAATATTGCTTTTCTAGAACCAGTAACAAAATGAGATGATCCCGTATCAACCATTATTGTATTACCAGTACCAACAGCTTTAGTTAAACCTGAGCCAGTAATTTGGGAAGTAATATCAGCTAATGTAATTTTTTGAAGAGCAGCTGAACCTGATACTACAAAGGGTTGGTTAGTAATTTCTGTGACTACTCCAGGAATGTTCAGACCTGTAGCGGTAATACCTGTAATACCTGTACCATCACCAAAGAATGAACCTGTAAATGAACCTGTTAATTTAGTGGTTGTTAGTGGGTTTGTTGTGGTAATTACTTGATTTGTACCAACGGTTGATGAGTTTAATACTGCATCACTACCCGAGACTATGACTTTTTTCCAGCTTGCCATGATTTATTTATATATTATACATATTAGATTCCAAAGAAAAATTCACCAGAGGCAGAATAATAAATACCTCCTGTTATAGGCGTCGGAGTTGTGTAGTAAGCTTCTAAAGCCATTACCCCTTCAGTATTAAATTTTAGTAATTCGCGTGATGATGATTGAAGTAAAAAGAAATGTGGTGTAAAACCAGTACCATTAGCTACAGAAGCAGTTATAGAACCTGTTTGAATTCTATCTGCTAATCCACTTCCGCCTCCACCAGGTAATGATGATGTAATAAACAAAACATTGTTTGAAGCATCAAACATTACTGTATTAACAGTTGGGCTAGGTGTATACGGGAATGCTAATCCAGGTAATGCTATAGAAGGTGAATTAATTACTACTGTTGTTGAGGAGGCATTAATATCCCCAACTAAATTAAATGCACCACTAATATTAGTTGAACCGGTAATTGTTTGGTCACCTACAAATATATTTGAACCTGTGGTTGCAAATACAGAAGATGCTGTTCCATTTAATAATCTAGAGTTTAAAGCAAAAGACGCGGTTATAGCAAATGAACTACTTAACGCATATGATGCACTAGTAGCGTTTAATGCAAACGATGATGATATAGCTTGCGAGGCCGATATCGCCCAAGAACCCGTGCCTAATAACGACCCAGTAAACGATCCAGTAAATGAGGAAGCTGTTATAAGGGTTGAAATAATAGAACCTGTTACACTAAGAGAGCCTGTTATTTGTGCTGAACCTGTGTAAGGAAAGGATGATGCATTTAAAGCATAAGATGCTGTTAAGGCATTAGAAGCAGTTAAGGCATATGAGGCACTCACAGCATTTAATATACTTCCACTCCAATAGGATGCTGTTAAGGCATTAGATGAAGATAAGGCATAAGATGATGAAACTGCATTACTTATACTACCTGAAAAATATGAAGCTGTTAAAGCATAAGATGATGAAATTGCATTGCTTATACTTCCGCTAAAATAAGATGCTGTAGCTGCAAATGATGCAGATAAGGCATATGATGAACTAACACCTGAGCCTCCACCACCTGTAATTAATATTGTTAAATCATTAAATTGGCCGACTGACGCTGTTACTCCAGAACCTGTAAAATTAATTTTATTAACTTGGGTTGTAATTAAACTACCTTGGTTTTCTACCTTAATAGGTATTAAACCGGGTTTCGATAGTTTATTATTATCAGCCATAAATGTTTATCATAAATATTAAGATAAACAAGAGTTTTGGTTATATTCCATACCTTGTTCTTAAGGCATTAAATGTTTCGTTTATTTCAAGTGACGATAAAGCTCTGTTATAATTATGAAAAGCAGATATTAATCCTCTATAACTTTCCCCATTATTTCCTTCTCCAAGTCTTAATTCCTCAGTATTACTTGTTGAAGTTAATCCAGGAGCAACCTGTGTTGCTACTATTACCCCGTTTCTCCAAATGGTTTTTGTTGAACCATCATATCGTATAGCAACGTGTTGCCAAGTATTGTAAACAATATCTCCTGGGGTAGAATCTAATGCTGTATATCCGCTTTGGTTAGTTTCATAATGTAAATATGCACCTGCTGAATTAATTGTTAAGGCATATTGTTGGTTATTTCCTTTACTAAAAATTCCATGCCATGTAGTACCACCTCCATAAGGATAAATCATAGCCATTACTGTATATTGTTGACTGCTTGAAAAGTTTATTGAGTCACTATTGTTAATATATACTCTGTCATCACTCCCATCAAAAAACACAGCACCTAAACCACTACTTGTATAATAAGCACCCCCAAGTAATGTTCCATTATTGTTATAAAATGATAAATCATTCCACGTTGTACTTGATGCTGTAATAGACATAGGATCTATACCATCTAAAACAGTTACTAATCCATTTATGTTTATTTGAGGGTTTGCGAATTGTGCTGGCATTATAGACCGTATATTACTTTTGTACCGTTAAAATTATTTGTTATTTCACTTTGGGTTAATTCTCTATTATAAACTAAACAGGTTGAATATGATAAATTACCAGCATAGTTACCAACAGTATTATTCCACTCACATAATCTTAAATTAGTAGAAATTCCAAGACAGTTTCCATCAGCGGCTACTACAGGAGTTAATGCGTAAGGGATGCTATTAATGTATATTTTATTTTGAGATAATAATCCACTACCGTTCATTACAAAAACATAATGTTTCCAGTTTCCTATTAATCCTAAACTAGTTACTGTAGCCGCATTTATACCAACAACATTACTAGCGCCATTATTATATCCTAAACAATTATTTGCAGTATAAACATTATAACTATCCATTCCCAAAAACATTCCATTATTATAACTTATCCATTTTATCCATCCTTCAATAGATATAGTTGAGTATGTTCCAGCATTAGGTAAGTTTATATTTGCATGATCATTAATTCCGTCAAAATTAATAGATGCTATAGGACCAGCAGTATATGTAGGTCCATTAACTAATGATCCGGTACTTACTCCTGGTGTGAATAAATTATCCCAATTTGTACTTCCGCTATTAAAAACATCAGCATTAAGATAAGTTATTAATCCTGGAATTGATCCTATGTTAATTCCTCCTGTTATTCGTCCCATAATTTATATTCCAAACCTCCCTCTGTTTGCATTAAAATTTTGTGTTATTTCTGCTTGAGTAAGTACTCTATTATATAATCTATAAATAGCTTGATATCCTATAAAAAAACCAATACCACCATAACCAACCCCTAAATTTATATTAGTAGTTCCTATATAAGATTGTATTGTACCTGATCCTTGTAATACAGCATTTTTATATATTTGACAAGCACCGTTAGATACATTATAAGTATAAACAATTTGATACCAATTATCTAAAGCTACAGTACCTGCTTGAAAATCATATAATGGAGGACTACCAAAATGACCTTGATATATAGTTCCATCTCGAAACATTAAGTGTAAACCTTGTCTTATAGAAGCACCTCCATCACCAAATATTCCTCTATCTCCTACTAAACTTTGAGAAGGATAAACCCAAGCTTCTGCTGTATAACTTGCATCATACATTCCTAAACCAGTAGCATTTTTATTTAAACTTATAAATCCATTACCTGTATAATTAAAGTATCTATTAGTAGTATTCCATGTTATTCCACTACCTAAACTACCACTTGTAGTTAAATCTATAGCATTGTAAACAGTAGAACTTGGATATGGAAAGCCGGAATTATTATTAGCATCCATTAAAAAAGTTAAACCATTAAACACTATAGAATTATATGCCGGACCTACACTAAAACTCATAATTTTAAACTAATGAACTTGATCTCCAAGCACCTCCTAAATAAGCATATAGTAAATAACTACTGCCTGTTCTAAAAAATCTAAATTCTCCTTCTCTACCTGAACCTGAAGGAACAGCTGAACTTGTAGCTACAACTACAGCTGAACCTGAAACTGTTAAACCTGGGTTATTAAATCTACCCATAGTAATAATATAATCTGAGGTAGCATTTATAATTGGTAAACCGGAAGCATTATTAACTGAAAATAATGAACCTGTAACACCATCATCTACTTGAAATAATCTACCAGTGGCACCATCTATTGAAAATATAGATGAACCTGAGGATTTAATATTTGTTGAACCTGATATACCAAAGGATCCGGTAAATTGACCTGAAGTAGCTGAAAATGAACCTGATACTTGTACAGAACCAGTAACATTTACACCATTTGTAAATCTGCCTGAACCTGAAACTTCTAATGTATAAAATGAGGATGTGGTTAAGATACCTACATTACCAAAAGATCCAATATTAAATAAAATACCATTAGCATTTACTAATCTAAAAGTATTAAATACTCCTATATCAACAGATGCTGTAACTGAACCTGATACTAATCTATTTGCACTAATACCAACAACTGATGAACCCGGAATATTTGTTAATCCTGATCCATTACCTATAAAAGATCCACTAAATGAACCTGTAGCTGAACCTGTTACCTCTCCTATTACTGATCCTGTAAAAGAACCAGTTAATATTTGAGGGGCTAAAAATTGTTTACTATTGATTGTTGCCATTAGTCTCCAGATTCAAATTTACCTATACCTACAATTTCATCACCTACTGCTAATATATATCCTAAAGATGTAGTATTTACAACTAATGTAGAAACACCTGCAGCTTGAGTAAATGAAGTTATTGCTGATTTTTCGATTAAACTACCATTACAAAAAAATGTAAAACTATTAACATCTGGTGGAGGAATACTAGCAGGAGGTGTTAACCAACCTACATTGAAAGTTACTGTTGTACTATTAGTAACTGTACCTGTTTTTTGAAAATTAGATATTAAATAAGTAAATACTGATGGATCAACAGAACCCCCACCACTAGAACCACCACCGGGTACTAAGTTTGAGTCAATAAAGGTTGTTGAAGGAAGACTTGATCTGGCTGATGATATCATACTTGTAGTTCCTGGGGAGTTAATAGTTTCGAAAAATAATGTTGTTTTTGTTTTGTTGTTAAACTTAGATATTGCTGTTGTATCTTTTTGAATTACATCAGGAATAATATGTCCGTTTAATTTTAAAGTAAAAGTACTTCGTACTACTCTTTCTGCTGATTCTTCTAATTGGGTTTGGAAACCAAAAGAATCAATAGAAGCTTTAAATTTAAAACGTTCAGGATCACCCCAATAAGCATCAGAAGCATAATTCATAGCTTCTACAATTCCATTTAGTTGTTCTACATAATATGTAAAAATGATAAATGTATAAGTTACAGTTACATAATCAGGAACAACAACAGCGTAATATTGTTTTTCAGGTATTCTGTTATTTAATAAATCAAATCTACTATAGGCGTTTTTTGCACTATAGTTTTTCTGGAATACTCCATAATTGTGAGGATTATTTGCGTCTAATTTATTGGCAATAGTCCTATTTTTATCCATAGACTCACGCTTAAATACAATTAAGGGAGCCATTAATGATCCTTTTAAATCTCTTAAATACCCATCTTTTTGATATGATTTCCATTTTTCAGGAGAACCATATAAAACAGGCACAGGAAGAATTTCACCATTATGTTTTACAGTAGGTTTAATTACATTTTCAAGATAATAAAATATAGCTTCATCAATATCTTGAATGCTTATAGAAAATGGTTTTGTTGTATCACCTTTCCAAGATTGTTGTAATGCTCTGTTTTTAGTAGAAGGCACAGCATCATTAGGATTTCCTTGAGTAACATCATAAGGTACTACAAAAGAATTACTAATTTCTTTTTGGGTTTTTGGTATAGGTTTTCTTCCAGCCATTATAATCTTTGTTTAATAATATTTAATCTGTCTGCAGGAACGTAGTGGGCAGTACATATAATTGATACATTGTAACCAAATTCCTCTAGTCCTGGGTTTAATGGATTATTTCCATTACTATCATAATAAGGATAATCAGGGTTTTTTCCTACAAAATATTGGTTAGCATTTGTGTTATCTATTTCCCAATATCCTTCATTCCACATTACAAAATCTCCTACTTCAGGAACTAAATTAGCATCTACTAAATCGTCTCTTAAAAATCTAAAAGTAATGGGCCAAGCAAATCCAACTTCTTCATCTTGGATTGGAGAAGTTTGATCATTTCTTTCAACTAAAGAATTTAATAATATAGGTTCTTCAAATACACGACCAGATGATGCCTCGCCGTACATATTTACTTTAGTATCCGTTATATTACATTTATAAAACACTACCTCTTGGGAAATGATATCTGCCATTAACTCACGGCTAATGTTTCTAAATAAACTTATATCACGACTACTACCAAATAAAGCCATATTATCCTATATAAATTGTCATTGGAACTTGTAATATTTCAGTATTACGAGCTATTGACTCTGCTGCTTTTCTTTCAAGTAATGCTTGACGTGATGTTGAATCTAAATACTCTCTTAATCTTGTAATAAGTGCTTCTTTTTCTGATGATGCTGCGGCTATTAAATCACTTTGGTTTAATGTTACTTCAGCTCCTGGAATTGGGACTGTAGTGTATTTACCTCTAATATATCCTAACATTTCTTTACATAATGCTAAAGCATATTCAAAAATCCAACTTCTACCTACTGAATTGATTTGGGCATATCTTGGATTACTGTAAGGCATTTTAGATAAATTATTAATAACACCAGGTGCTGAGGTTACAGCGGCATTATTTCTATCATCTATTTTAATATAGTTAAACCATAATTTTATTCCTTCATCATCAGCTCCAGGAATAGGAAATATTCTTAGTTTATTATTTGATAATTGAAAAGTGTAATTAGATATTCTAATGTCATTATTTAATTCAATAGCTTGCATATTAGCTACATCATAACTTAAAGGCATTAATAAGAAATTAGTTGCAGGGCCAAATCCAGCTAAACCGGTTAAACCAACAGCACTCATAGCACCTGGAGCTAAACCAGCCCAAGGACTATATAATTGAGAAATTGCGGGTTTGTTTTCATAAAATATTTTTTTAATTTCAATTCCACCAGTAACATTATTATCAATAGCCCATTGTTTTAAATCATAATCTTGAACACTTGAAGATAAATTAACTGAACCGCTGTACCAATCAATTTGACCACCAGTACCTGCTTCAGAAGCGTATTGTTGTGACATTCTAATAATAGAAGCCATACCAGGATTAACTAAAGATTGATTAAGATTTGAACCGGTAGATGCTCCTTCTAAAGACAAGTAATTATCTCGTGCTTGAAAAGCATATAATTCGTTTCCATAAACAGTTACTGCTTCTTCAAATGCAGTATAAAACGATCCGGATTGAAGTTCAACTTCAACTAAAGGGTAACCCAAACGTTGAGCACAAAATCTAGCTACTTTATCTGCATCCTGTTGAAATTGGAAATCATTATCATAAAATCCAAAAGGTGTATCTCCAGGGAAGAAAGTACTAGTACCGGTCCAAATAGGAATGTTTGCCATAGTAATATTCTGTTATAAATATTAAAATGGTTCAGAATAGTTTAAGCTAATGAACTTGATCTCCAACGACCAGCCATCCACACAAACATCACAGGTTGTCCAGTAACTGTTCCAAATAGGAATTGTCCGTCTGAACCACTAAATGTTGGAACTGCTGATTGTGTTGGTGATAAAATTGCTCCTGATGGTGATGTTATTTGTACTAAACTAGAAGTATAAACATTTATAACATCTGTTTGGTTATGTCTTATATTAAAACTACTACCGGTTGCTGAAGATGAAGGTGAAGTTACAAGTGACCATACTCCTGGTTGAGTACTTGATCCTGATACTGGACCATTCATTATAATGGAAGCAAATCCATTTGGAGCTGCTGGTAATCTTAAGTTTTCACTGTAAAAGTTTCCTTGAGGATTCATTATAACAGCTGTTCCTCTAATATCAAAGACACCACCTTGACCACCAATAGCTGAACCTGTATTAAAAGCAAAAGACATGCTTGTAGTACCTGCTACTTGTTGTGCTACAAAATTTGTAGTTGATCCTGAAGTGAATTTTAAGAAGTCAGTAGAGACATCTAAAGATAATCCTACAGATCCTGTTTCTAATCTTAATGAACCTGTACCACTAAATGAACCGGTAAATGAACCTGATGTATTTGAAGAGGATATATTTAAATTTGTTAATCCTGAACCGTTTCCAATAAATGAACCTGTAAATGAACCTGTTAATCTACTTCCTGTAATAGACCCTGAATTTATAATGTTTCCGCCAAATGTTACTTGACCTCCACCTGATTGAATATTAACACTTGAGCCTGTTAGTAATAAACTAGAATCTTTATCACCAATAGTTAATGTAGTTCCTGATGTGCCTGCAATTTTGCTATTAAAATCAAACAGTAATGAAGCTGAACCTGAACCATCTCCAATGTATATTTCGTTTGTATTATTACCAATACTAACGTTACCACTTACTGCTGATAGTACTAAATCACCAAAATTATCTAATTGAATACTAGCTCCTGGAGTTGATGTGCTTCCTGTAAAGAAAATACCACTATTATTGTTTAAATTTAATCTACTACCTGAAATTAATCCAAAGCTGGCTGTGTTAGATTGAACAATATTACCACTTATAGAAGAAGTTACATATAAGTTATTACCTATTAAAGTAGATGAACTTATAACACTTGCTGTAATATTACCATTATTAATTTGAGCAAAAGATGCTGTAAATGGTCCTAAATTAACTTGACTACCAGTAATAAGTAAAGTAGTGTCACTAGAACCTACTGTTAAAACTACATTCTTACCAGTTTCACCTTTAATAGCACCATTAAAATCAAATACTATGTTTGCTGAACTAGTGCCATCACCGATGTAAATATCGTTTCTATCTTTAGCTAAATAAACACTACCAGAAACACTATCAATAACAAGGTTTCCTAAATTATCTAAAGTAATACTTCCGCCAAGATCTAAATAACTAGAAGTATAATTAGTACCTCCTGTTAAAGTAAATATATTGTTAAAAGTTGTTAATACTGGGTTTGATCCAGAAACTGAACCAGAATATGATCCTGATTGGAATATAATTCCATTGTATTTTGAACCTGTAAATGATGAACTAATAGCAAAAACAGTACTACTAACTACAGCAAACAATAAACTAGAACTTAATACTGTGTTTACTTTAGTTTTTAAGTTATCAAAAGCACTAGCTGATACTGAACCGGTAGCAAAGTAATAAACACTTCCTGTGTCAGGAGGTAATGAACCTGTTTCATCATATCCTGAAGCAATGAACACCCAATTTGTACTAGCAGAAACAATTCTAAAAGCATCACCTGAATTATCACCAAAAGGAATTAATGAACCAGTATCTACAGAATTTCTAGCTCTTAAACCAGCAGAAGCTAATGTGTTATCATTAAAATAAATAGCTCCATTAGGTTGTAAAGCAATGTAAGAACTAGTATAATTTTCTACTACAAGAGTATTAATATTTACATTACTAGCACTTATAGTACTAGCTGTTATAAAAGAAGCATTAAAACTACCAGTTATAGAACCACTTGTGATTTTAGCAAAACTTGAACTAAACGGTCCTATAGTTAAATTACTACTAGTAATATTAACAGAACTTCCTGAAATGTTTAATCTGGTGTCACCTGATCCTATTACTATTTCAGCTCCTGATCCAGGTGCTGCCTTAATAGCTCCGTCTTTATCAAATATTAAATTAGCGCTAGCTGTACCATCACCAATATAAATGTCATTATCACCAGGGCCAAAAATAACTTGGGAAGAAGATAATACTAATCTTCCCAAATTATCTAATTCAATAGTAGCTCCAATGGTTCCGGCACTTCCGGAAAATTGGATTATGCTACTGGATGGTTTTATTCTTATATCTTTTCCCATTAGAATATTCTAGCGCCTTTTAATCTAAATTTAGTTTCATTAATTGGTTGAGTATAGGTTGTTTTAGCCATCCATTTATCTCCTCTATCAAAATATCTTTCATTAAAAGTATTAGTAAATACTTGTGCTTTATCCGGATCAGATACATTTAATTTACTTGATATATTATTAAATGCGGTGTATCCACTACTGTATATCATTCCTGCTAAAGAAATTTGGAAATGACCAGAACCTGTAAAGCTATAAGTTTTATTAAATGATACAGGAGTTAAAGATCTAGGTAAAGTACTAGTAAATAAAGCACTTCCGCTAATTAAATCTACTTCATTACCATCTTTAGTAACCATCATATAAATACTTCCACTAGCTACTTGTTCATTTTGGTTTACAATATTAAATGTTTGATAGTAGTTAAAGTTTAAATCAAAACTAGCAGATACTCCTTCTTCTAAATAAAAAGAAGCTGCTAATTTTGGTGTTCTCCAGTCTCCATTTGCTCCTGTTTGTCTATAAAATCTATAGTATTCTTCTTCTGCTTTTTTAACCCACCATCCTGAAGAGTTTGTCCAAACATCGTATCCTAATCTATTATAATCTTTTATATAATTAGTAATATACCATGTTGGTTTTGCCATACCGTAGTTTATAGCTGATATAGATGTAACAATTGTTGGTGTTATTCGTCTTGCATCCATTCCTCCTCTTTTTGGTAAAATAAAAGGTGTAGTAAATGGTTTATCCATAAAAGTTGAAGCAAAGAAAACAGATCCACCTTGGTTTATATAACCAAATCGGTTATTATCTACTATATAATTAACGTTAGTACCTATATTATCTGTAGATATACTAGGAGCAAATTGTCCTGTTACTCCTTCAGCTGCATTTCTTCTTATTACAAATAGAGTTGAATATGGAGTAGAATAAACAATATTAGCATTAGCAGTAGTAAATGATGGTAATGGTAAGTTTCCTCCTAATACATAATTATAAGAAAATACATTTAAACTAAAATGAGCAGTCATTCCTATTATACCTCCAATTCCATAGTATACATTTCCTGTACTAACAAGAGGTGAGGATGTTGCTGGTGTGTCTGAATTTTGGTAAATTTGGAAAAATCCAGAAAATAAATTATGTCTATCTGCCATTCCTGCTTTTCCGGAATGGAACATAATACCTTGAGAGTTATTAAAACAATTATAAAAAGTACACCCTTGAACTAATCCCATATAGTTAAACCATCCATTGTATTGAATAGCAAATCCTGAGTATAGATAATTAGTAGATGTTCCAATAAATGGATAACTACCATTTACATGTTGAAAACCAACATTATTAAATAACATTCTTCTTACTGGTTGGTTAGTGTTACCTAATACTGCTATTCTTCCTGTATTCCATGATCCAGTATGAGCAAAAGATCCTGAAAAGTTAAGTTGTTTGTTTAATTTAACAACATATGCTCCTTTTTCAATAGTTCCTTCTTCAAAAGGATAATCTAAATAAATAACATTTCCTGCACTTTTACTAACAATTTTATATTCTTGAGTAAATCTATCTAAGAAACTAGAAGTATTAGCACTAGAACTAACAAACAATAAAGCTGAGTAGTTTCTAGCTTCAGCTATTGGTTGCATATTATTTCTAGAAATAATAGCTAATGAATCACCAATATTTAAGTCAGAAGCATTGTTTACTTGTAAACTATTAGAAACATTATATCTTACTCTATATCCTCTAAAGTTATTAAAAATATTTGCGGTTCTTGTAGTACCATTGGTTTCAATTCTTAAAAATCTATAAGTATGAGGACCTCCTACATTAAAGTTTCTAAAGGTTTCTGTATTTGCACGGAATCTTTCATCAATAATAGAAGATGTTAACGGAATCCAATTAGAAGCTGTTACAAAAGAACCAGTAATATCATTACTTCCTGAGAATTGTATTCCTCGAGAAGCTGTCATGTTTTGTAAATTAAGAGAAAAGTTTTCTAAAAATGCTACTTTATTAAAAGTTACAGGTTGACCAAAATCAATAATTACACTTCTAGTAAAAGCCGTTCCTAAATCATAGGTTTGGTTCACATCATTTGTTAATCTCCAAAACTGACCAGCATCTATTGTTTTACTACCTGAACTGTTGTTACCGAATATATAAGGGAAACTACCAGATATATTTGTGCTTCCACTTAATGGATTAGTTGTTGCGTATTCTGCTGCTCCTCTGTATGCAAAAGTATAATCTAAATGCTCTAAAGGATCAGTAACTATTGAAAACAACTTAGTTACTCTATTACCAGCAGCATGGGTATATTCAATACCAGTTTCATACATTATTTGACCAGCAGAAGCCGTCACTGGTGAGTCTAGGGTTATTAATTGACCTTTTTGGTATACTTTATATCGAGTACATACTAAACAGTTATTACCGTTTGTATATAAACCTACTCTACCCCATAAAGTACCAGCAATAGCTACTTCATTTAATATTTCAACATCATTAACATATCCTTTTATAAAACCACGAGATGCTTCTAAAGTAATTTTCTTAAATCCATCTTGAGAAAAACTACCTGTATAACTACCATTATATATTGTGTTATTATAGTTTTTCTGTCTTAAGTAAAATCTTTGGTTTTGAGGATCTATTACAAATGCTGTTCTTAGTGGTTGTGTTGTAGGAGCTGATAAAGGTGAAGTTGAATCAAAGTCTGATTGAGGTTCTGATTGGATGTATACACCATATTCTGCTCTACTACCAGATCCATTAGTAACGTTTCTTAAATTAGAAACCCAAGCCTCTACTTTAACATTATCTAACATAATGTTTTTTACAAACAAATGTCGGTATTGATTAGTAGTAAATTGAGTTAAACCTAATCCAGGAAATAATGTCCAGTCATTAAAATAAAAAGAACGAGTAATATCTGTATCCCATTCAGATAATGTTGATCCTGATTGGAAATTATAGTCAGCTAATTCTAAATCATATACAGAAGCGGTTAATATTGTTCTATATTGATTTCCAATTAATATTTTATCTCCTGCTTTAAAACGTTCTTCATCAATAACTATTTGAGTAGCTGATTGAGTTGTTAGGATTTTTCCTTCTAAACCGTTTAATCGTTTTATATATAATCTTTTATTAGGAGTATCTTTATAAGTTACTTCTACAACTTCATCCCAAGAAGAAATTTGATTTACATAAGGAGCTCTTAAACCTGCTAAAACTCCATTATCTGTACGAGATTGAGTTAAAAATGTTTCTCCTATAAATAATGGATCTTCAACTTCAAAGTTTGAAACATTATTTACAGTAATATAATAATCCCCAACAGCAGCACTTTGTGATAAAATAGAATTTGTTCTTACCTCAGGACCATCTATAATAAGATGTTGCATTGGGAAGTTGTTAACAATTAATCCACTAGTATTTAATAAGTTACCAGTTTCTGTACTAGCTGTTGGATAGTTTTTATTAAATCTAAATAAAGCAGAACCTGTCATTCTAAAGGTTCCATCATTTAATACAACATATCCGTTAGGAGCAAGTACAGATCCACTTCTAAGTAATAATTCACCACCATTTTCAATAGTTAATGCTGGTATTCCAGATGATGATGTAGATAATACTATTTCTCCACTAGAACTAGGAATAAATATTTGTCCTGGTTTGAAATGAATAACTGATGCATTTAGAATTAATCCTCCTTTTTTAGAAGGTAAAGATTCAGTAATTGGATAAATATCTAGACTCCAAGAATAATAAGAAGTATCAATAGAACAACTAATAAATTGGGTTGCACTACATGTTACATAATTAATTTTAAGTTCTTCGTCTCTATCTGTATAAGTATAAAATGAATTTGAAACAGGAAAACCTATAGTAGAAGCTACGTTTAATGTTTGTTGTCCTACCCAAGGTTGGTAACCTGCTGCTAAGTTAATAGTAGTTCTTAAACCTCTAATAAAAACCTGATCACTGGATGTTGGGACAATACCTCCATACCATACAGAAGTATCATTCCAACTAGCGGAATCAAAGTAAGAGCCTGATATTGAGAATATTTGGGCCATTATTATCCTATTTTTTGTTTAATTTTTTGTAAATATGCTAAAGCAACAAATACTGAAGGGTCAGTATTAGGGTGTTTAGATTCTTCTTCTAGTTCTAAAATCTTTTGATCAATTTCTTCTATTGAAAATGAAACTTGGTTATTTGTAGATAAAACTTGAGATTCTTTATTGTAATCCCAAAGTCCATAATACATAGAACTATATACATACGTCCATCTTTCACCTAAAATTTGAATTACATCATTCATACACTTATAAATATTTAATTTTTTTGTTTTATTAAAATAATTTTGCTCCTTTTAATCTAAATTTTTGTTCTGGGTTTCCATAAATACTTGTTGCTTTTCTAATAGTTTTATCTTCATTTGAAGTAAAATTTTTCATAGTAAAAGAATTATGAGTTAAATAAGCATCATTTTCACTTGGGGTTTTAAATGTACTATCTAGATTTTTAAATTCTAAATATCCCCTAGCAGCGGCTGTTCCTATCCATATATAGTAACTGCCTTCTCCTTCAAATGTAAAAGTTTTAGTATATGTAGTAAAGTTTTTAGATTTAGGTATTATTTCATATGGAATTTCATTAGGTAATATACTTTTACCATTTTTTGTTGCTACTAAAAACAAAGCCCCAGCATCATTTCCTTTTCTTACCCATTCATCTCTTTCTTGAGGAAACAAGTTAGTACCAAAACTTTGAGTAGTAAAGAAATTCAGTTGAGCTATTTGATCTATATTATTAAAATAATCAAAATTAATAGTAAAAGAGGAAGTTGTTGCCGTATTTACTTCAGCACCAGCTGACCAAAGAGCATATTGAATACTCAAATTGTTCATGGCATTATTTGATACAGGATAATATCTATAATTATCTAAATCATAGAATTTAATAAAATATCCTTTGACTGTTGTCCAAATATCATATCTCCATCTATTAAAGTTTTTAATATAATAAGTAGGAAGTCCAGCTTCAGCAAAATCACCCATACCTGTGTATGTTTGGACTACCCATGATGATAAAGGACTTAAAGAATTGTAGGCTGGTTTTTGGTCTGATCCTCCTCTTTCAGGCCAAAGAATTTCATCATTAGCCCAATCTGGACTAAGTCCTCCACCACCTGCCCATCCCCAAGATGCTTGAATTTTATTATTTTTTACAATTATATTAGCTGGTCTTTCATATATGTTGGAGTTAGCATTAAATTGAGAATGCATACTACCTACACCCATACCTAAATTTCTTAAATATCTCCATTTACTAGAATAACCATTTCTATTAAATCCACTAGCACCCGTTGATACACCAGCACCTCCAAATAAATTATCTGCTCCTCCAAATAAATTATGAGAACAATTTACATAACCAAATCTATTATTTCCAAAGACAGTATTATTAGTTACAACATTACCTGTAAATATTTTTGATGCTTGTCCAAAATCATTACCTACTGCAAAAATGGAACCCAAACCATTCATTATATTATATATACTGTTTTTTCTAAATAACATTCCATTAATACCGAATTGACTTCCTTCAAAGAAAAATCCACCATTTTGAAAATTAAAGTTATTATATAAACTATTACCTTGAAATATATATAAACCAAAAGGAGTATTTTGTGTTGGTCCCATTATTGGGATGTTTTGAAATTGAGCATAGTTAGGAAGGGCATTATTTGTATGTTGAAAACTTACATTTTTTATTTTTAAGTTATTTTGATAAAAAAATGATCGTGTACTATAGTTACCTACAATCCCTTGTCCTGCTCTATAAGATCCAGAATCATATGAACCAGATAAAGTTAAACCACGATTAACTTTTACAACTCTTGATCCTTTTGCTAAAGGGAATGTATTATAAATTCTATCTAAAGTTAATACACTTCCAGAAATAGCGGTAATAGTATGATGATCGGGATAATAATCTAATAATTCATGTGAACCCGAATTTTGGTTAATAAAAGGAACAAGTTGAGTCATTCCAATATTGTGTCTATTAATTTGGTTATTAGGAATAATTACTATTTGATCTCCTACATTAAAATCAGAAGCATTATTAACTTGGATTCTAGGATTATTTGAACCAGAATCAAAATTTCTTACAAATAACGATCTAATTGGGTTTGTATTATTACCAAAACTAGTATTTGTACTACCGTTTGAAACTCCACTAAAAGTAAATCTAACATAACGATATGTTACTTTTGGAAAATTAAAATCTCTAATTCCATCAGTATGAATTCTACTTCGTCTATCAATACCCCCAGTAATAGGAAACCAAGTAATAGCATCTAAACTACCGGACACTGAATTAGGGAATACAGATTGAGTATAGTTTTGTCCCACCCCACCAAAATATTCAATAAATCCAGCGTTAGAGAATGTGGTTGGTATTTCTAAATCAATAGTTATATTCCTGTTATCATTACCATTTCCTAACTGAATATAGTTTGAAACCCATGCGTCTTGTATTAGTAAAGTACCAGCATTAGTTCCAGGGTTATTATGTAAACTTGTTGTGTTATTTGTTTGAAAAATATATGGAAAATTTCCAGTATTATTATATTCTGAGGTGCCTATATAGGCGTGAGCTAAGTTATTATGATCTAAAAGATTAGTAATTGTTGAACTTAATTTAGTTACTTTACTACTTGAAGGATGATAAAACTCGGTTCCTGTTTCATAAAATGTATCTCCTACACTTGCTGTTACACCAACATTTAAAGTAATTCTTTGACATTTAGCAAAAGTTCTAGCACGGGTAGCTATTAATCTGTGACTATATGAAAAAATACCATTTCTTCCCCAAAAAGCTCCTGTTTTTACTGGTTGTTCTGCTACTTGAACATTATTAATATATCCTCTAATAAATCCTTTAGTATATTCTAATCCTAATTTATATTCTCCTAAATAAGGACTTGTTATTCCACATCCTGTTAAATCTATACTGTTAGAAATAGAATAACCAGGTTCATATCTAGGATTTAAAAAGAAAAATCCTCTTGTGGGTTGAACTCCTAAATATGTTCTATATAAAGCGGTGCTAGATCCAGCACCTTCTAGGGGTTGAATAGTGTTTACATAATCATCATTTCCTAATTCTGAGTTGATGAAAATTCCAAAATATGTTCTTGTATCAGAATCAACGTTATTAAATGAATAGCTATTTGGATTACTTCCTGTTGCTCCTTGTGGGATATTTCTTAACCATACTTCCCATTTAACTTTATCTCTTACAACTGTTTTTTCCATAGTATGGCGATATTGGAATTGGGAGTTTTGTTGATAATCAACTAATCCAACACCAGGAACTAAACTCCAACCTTGGAAATATTCACTTCGAGTATTATTAGTTTCAAAATTAGCTAATGATGCTGTAGGGTTTGTAAAATCATAATCATTTAATAAAAAATCATAGTCTTCTACATTAGTAATAGTAGCAACTTGATTATTAATTACTATTTTATCTCCTATATTCCATCTTTCTTCATCTACTATCCATTGAGTTGCGCTTTGGGTAGTTAAAATTTTAGATTCAATACCATTGTGTTTTTCAATATATAGTTTGTTAGTATCTTTTCCTACAACATAAAAAGATTCATCTTCACTACTTACAGTTCTATTAAAACTATATTCTGCTCTAAAACCACTATCTTCTCTAGGTAAAAGAGGTTCTTCTTCACCAACATGTATCCAATCTCCTACTTCAAAGGAAGAAGAATTTAAAACATTTAAAAAAGGATCTCCAACAGAAGAACTAGTTATTAGGTCAGTATTAGTTCTTACTTCTGGTCCTTCTAATTCAATATTTGAAAAATTATAAGAAGATTGAGAAATAAAAGTTACTTGATTTAAATCAGTAACATTTGTTCCAACAGATCCTGTCCATGGATTATTATAAGCAATAGTTACAGACCCAGATATTTTTAACTCACCATCATTTACTTGAATAAAATTTCTTAGTCTTATAGAAGCGCTATCCTGTATATGTAATTTACCACCATTTTGAAGAGTAACTCTATAAATATCTACTTGATCTGAACCTGAAATTGATATGACTCCTGGTTGGAAGAATAAACCTGAGTTTCTATACATTAACCATCCTCCGTTTTGTGATGGAAAGGGGGAATCATTTGGGAAAGAAGCAGAAGCCCAGTTAAAAAATGAATTGTCTACTGAGCAACTTCTAAATGTACTACCTAAATTAGTTCCATAAAAATTATATCCTTTGTAATCAATTTTAACTAAAGCATTTCGGTTAGTAAAAGTATACAAAGAACCAGATTGAGGGAAAGGGAAACCATTAGCTGGAATTATTCCTGATCCTGTAGTAGTTTCTTGGAATACATTTATATCTCTATATCCAGGCCAATAGGTTATACCATTAGCTACTGAAAAACCTGTAGTTCCTACTACTGTATCAGCGTCGTTTAATATAAATCTATGTCCCTGAATCATTACATCATCACTTGCTGTAGGTACTATACCTCCAATCCAAATTGAAGGGTCATTCCACGAAGCGGTTCCGAAAAAAATATTATAAGATGAACTTATTGCAGGCATAATTTTTTTATTATTGTATAATTTGTAACTTGTTTATATCTTTACGAGTGCCTTGTATAAAGTAGTAACAATCAATATGATCTTCACACTTTAAATACACTTTATTGTTTTTAACTTCTCCAACATATATTGATTGAAAATGACCTATTGGAGTTAATTGAACAGTAATCGATGATTCTTCAATCAACCATGTCCAATCCTCAGGTAATTCAATAATGTCGTTGTTTACTCTACCTCTGCAATAAACTGCATGTTCTGGTCCTTCTAAAACACCATAAACTAATTTTTGTCCTGGTTTTGTTTGGTGATCTATAATAAAAGATTTTTCAGTTGCTGCTAAGGTTCCATTAATTACTACCGATCCTGATATACGTGCTGATCCTGTATAAGGGAAAGCAGCAGAACCAATACCTGTTAACTGAGAACCATCTCCATAGTAAGTATTTGCTGCTACATCACCTGCAACATCTAAACTTCGTTGGGGTG